TGAGTCCGTCCAACCGCTTGAGTAACAACATCCGCAGTTGTTTCACCTCTTGCTTGTGATGTAATATCACTTTCAGCTGTTTTAGCTTCTTCTTTACCTTCAGCAATATCTCCGCCAGTTTCTAATGCTGCTGAACCAAGTGAAATAGCCGCCCCCAATCCTTCTAACCCTAATCCAAATGGTGTAAAAGAAGTTACAATCCCAGCAACTTCTAAACCCGAACCAATAATATTACCAATATTACCTACTCGCTGTGCTGTGTTAGAACCAAAATTACCTCTCTCAATATCTTTCACAATATCTAAACCACCACCAACACCAGCAAAAGCACCCTTAGCTAAACCACCGGCACCCAACTCCGCGGCACTTTTAAAACCAATCTTTGATGCTAACCTACCAGCACCACCACTTTCTAAGATGGCTGCTCCCGCACCTTCAGCACCTTCACCCGCTAATACTGCCGCCCCCCTTTCTGCGGCTCCTTCGGCAACATCAGCACTAGTTTGTATCGCTGGTCTTAAATCTTCACTACTTTCTACACCTAATTTAAATGGTGATTTTGATACAATTGCTTTTGGTAATCCTTTTATCTTTTGAGCCGCCTTAACTACATCATCTCTCGCTTCGGCACTTGCTAATAATTTACCACCGGACGTAGTAACAGAAGCCATATTTTTAACAATTACATCGGTTTGCTCTTCATTTTCAGCTGTTTTAGCAGAATCTAATTGCTCGGCTAAACTATTATTAAAATCTTGTGTCGCTTGGTTTATCTCCCTCGCTTGTTGAGTTTGTGCGTTAGCTTGTGCTATACTTGCCCCCGATCCATACAAATCCATTTTATATTATATGATAGTTTTTTATTTTCATAAATTTAAAATAATTTTTTCTCACCATCAGCGATTTTAGTTTCAAATCTAATATATGCTGATGCTGGATTAGTCTGCATATCTAAATACAAGAATGAGTAAGGTTGGTCTTCAATTGCTTTCTTATATAACTCCATAAATATATTTGGGAATAAATCTCCATATTCTTCATTTATCTTTTCTAACTCTTTATTATTTTGCTGTTTCATGATAATCACATCAGTAGCATTATTACGAATCAAACCGGATACGGCACGGAAACTTTGAGTTGTAAACGCTAATAAACCAATACCATAGTGCCTAAATCTAGTAGCAAGAAATGACACAGCATTTGTCTTTTTAAAATCCTTAGTTAAAATATCATCTAAAACCATCGCTACTGTTGGTCTTTCAAAATCTTCAAATTTCTTTTGAGCTTCAATCATATCCGTAATCATTTCATCATTATAATGATCTTCACAATCAAAATATTTATTCATTAATTTACCCTTTGGGTCAGCATTCAAAGTATTACTAATAATTTTAACTATATCGAATTTGTCTTTATACATATCGGGATTACATAGTAAATTTACAAGAAGATTAGATTTACCTTGTTTTACTGAACCAACTATCAAAAGTAGGGATGGTGGTTGAGGTAAGTGTGGGTGAATATCATTAAATCTATCATCGGGGTCGGGGTCTTTAACCTTGAATACTTTAGGAGGTGCTTTTACTTTTGGTTGGTTTTTATTTCTTAAAGCTGCTTGTCTTAATTCTTCGGGCGTACAATCACAATTTTTTTTACCATTAGGACACTTCGGCATTTATATAAGTATAATATATATTTTTTTTATATTTTAAATTTATATAATATGCAACAAAGCGGACAGCATTTTTACATCAATCTTGAAAATAGAAAGGAAAAAGATTTAATTACAATACAAGAACTAAAAAAACTTGGAATCAAAAAACCAAATAGATTTAATGCTATATCTCACGAAATACCTTTAGTAGGTTGTGCTATGTCTCATATAGCTTGTTTAGAAAAAGCGAAAGAATTAAAATGGTCTCACGTTATTATCTTTGAAGATGATATCAAAATAGAAGGTAAAAAATCAATCATATCGAAATTCAATAAATTTATCAAATATGATTTTGATGTATTATATTTAGGTTGTTGGAATTATATGAAACCTAAACAAGTTGAGAGAGATTTAGCAAAAGTTATTAGGGCGAGTTGTTTTCATTCTTATGTTGTAAAACAACATTATTATGATACTTTAATTAATAATCTCAAAGAAGGTATTCAATTAAAATTAAGCGACCCAAATAATGGAAAATATAATAATGATGAATATATTGAGAGTCTACAAACAAAAGATAAATGGTACACTATTACTCCAATCCATATAACTCAACGAGATGGCTTTTCTGATAATTTTAATGAAGTTAGAAATTTTAGTGAAAGGATTAAGAACATACCGCCTTAATAAATTCAGTTGTTTTTTCTTCAAAAGAAATATTAGATGAATCTAATTTAGAATTTTCATCTTTAAACTTCTCTTTATCAATTGTATTATTGCCGTGAACCACGGCAGTCATATTATACAAAGGATTAGTTAAGGCTATTGTTTTTAATTTACAAGATTGAGTTAATCCTAAACCCTCTGCTTTATTACAATTTAAAAATCCTTGTGTTTTATTATACCAAGATTTAGTCATCATTAATGTTGCTTCGTGAATTAGTTTTTTATTATCGCCACAATCTAAAGCATAGAAATCGTCTTTTGTGTAAGGTGGATAAATGAAGATCATTTTATTACATCCAACGCATCCAGCATTATTGTTTTTTAGTGTTTCAAAGGAATGTGATATATATGTAGGCTCATATAAATCATCATCATCCATAAATACAACTAAATTGTTATTTGCGTTTTGGATTAATTTATGTCTTTTTTCACCTATACTTAGTTTGGTTTTATTTCTCAAATACTTTAATTTTATGGGTTTAATAGCATTACTAAAATCTTCATAGTTTTCTATGAGGGGTATTTCACCATCATCATGAATTACAACTTGTAGCAACTTATGAGGATATTCTTGTATCAATAAATTTCTCAAAACAAAAGGTATAAAATTACGTCTATTATAGGTTGGAATCAAGATTGAGATTTTAGGGAGATTATTCATATATCATACTTTATATTTTAATTTTAAGAAAAGAACCAACCTTTAGATATTTCTTCACTTTCTTTTTTTTTAATGTAATCTTTGATGATTGATATATCAGCTCTTAATCCTATTAGATCCGTTTTGATTTTATGAATGTTTTGATTGATTTGATGAACTTCATTCTTCACCTTTTCAATTGGTTTTGTTTCAAAGGGATTGGTATAATCACTCATATATTTTATCAAAATATTATATTTGAAATTAAAAAATAATTAATAATAAATATGAATTCAATTACACCAAGACCCTTACCCGAAAACATAGATGAATGGTCTGATGAGATAGAGGAGTTATTAAGTGAATGGGGTGAGGTTAGTATGTGCTACGCATATCTGCATAATTACAGCACAAGAAAATATAAAAAGAAATATCAACATTTACAAATCCCTATTATTGTTTTATCAACTTTAACTGGTGTTGGTAATTTTGCCGTTGATAGTTATATACCCGTTGATTATCAACACGGCTTTACTGCTGTTGTCGGTGGTCTCAATATCTTCTGTGGTATACTAGGTACATTAGGTAGTTTTCTCAAATATGCTGAAACCTTTGAAGGTCATAGAATAAGTGCTTTAGCTTGGTCTAAACTTGGGAGAGCAATTGAAATAGAATTATCATTACATGATAAGAAAAGAAAACCTTGCCGAGATTTTCTCAAAGTATGCCGAGCTGAATATGACAACTTATTAGAATCATCACCTAATATTGATTTAGATATTATCAATATGTTTAACAAAAAATTTAATGATGATTACCCTAATGTTAGAAAGCCTCTTATTTGTAATGGTCTCAAAGAAATAAAACCTTATAAGAATCACGTAGTTGTTGATATCAAAGAAGAAGAACAAGAAGAAGAACCTACTATTGAACCTCAAGCGTCGGAGGTTATAGATGAACAATAATAATATGTCTATTATTGACATATAAACAAGTATAAATCTAATTATGTCAATTTTAGACATCACTTTAATTATAAGCTCTATGGATTTCAAATTCTCTATAAGGTTTTCATTACCTATGTCTAAAATTGACATATATAGATTAATTCTACTTTTGATATAAATTAATAGAAATATAAACAAGCAGTTGTTTATTAATAATAATAAATAAATTTTAATAATTTGTAGAGATTTTTTTTATGTTTTATACTATAAAAGTATGAGTTTTATGCCGGAAGTAAAGATGGATTTTATCCCCGATGATATGACTGATGATGAAGATGAAATTCAAGTTGCTGAATTAGATGAATTCAATGAAGATAAAGATAAGACACAAGAAGAGATAGCACTTGCGAGCGAAGCAGCCGCAAGCGAAGCAGCCGAAGAAGTAGAAGAACAACCTAAAATACCAAAGGCTAAATCAAAGCGTGAAGATATGAATATAGATGATATATTTAATATGCCTCAAGCTTCTATACAATCACAAGATCCTCAAGCAGAAGTTAAATTAACAAAGAAAGGTAAACCACGTAAGAAGCGTCCTCCCATGAGTGAAGAACATAAAGCGAAACTAGCATTAGCAAGAGAGAAAGCTATGGCGGCAAGAAAAAAGAAAGCACAAGAAAGAAAAGAAAACAAAGCATTAGAATCAGAAGAAAAAGAATTATTGAAGAAACAAAAAGTTAAAAGAGTTAAGAAATTAAAAGAAGAAGTAGAAGATAATGATGATATGTCTAAAATTGACATAATCAAAAAAGAACAATCATTTACTAAACAAGATTTAGAAGAAGCACAATTACAAGCTATCATGAATTATGAAAAAATAAGAAAATCAAGAAAGGCTGAAAAGCAAGTTAGACAAAAGAAAGAAGCAGAACAAGAAGCACTCAAGGCACAATTAAGACGGGCGGTCGCTCCTCCTCAACAAGAATATAATCCATTTAATGGTTGTTATTAACGCAGTTTAACCTTTGGTATTAAGTTAAATTAAATTTTTTTTTATATTTGTTAATATTAGTTTTTAATGCCGCCGATTCACCCCATAATATATAGTAAGATAGAAACCCAGCACTCATATAGTTACCCTTATTTAAGTCTTTTTTATGACGAGATCTATATTTATCTCTTCGCTTTTTGTCTTTATGCTGGGTATAATCTTCATACCTTGAATCGCCAAATTGGGTCGTTTTTATCTTCTTATCTCCATCATAAAAAATAGCTTTCCACTTTTTATTTTTACCCGTACCTTTTTCAATTACCATCTTCATATTGTTTATTATATGATAAAGATATAAAAATTAAATATATCGAATTATTTTATTGATTTGAAACCCTTTTCATCTTCTTCAACTTCATATTCTTCTTCTGTTACTGCCGATCCTTCACTATCACTTAAACTATCTCGCCTCATAAATTTAGGCACATAATCTTCATCTACCTTAACATACTCTTGAAATTCAGAGATTAAATCGGGACGTCCAACCATAGCCAAAACGCTTGTTATTTCATCATATGTGCCTTGATCCATTTTATATCTATAGTTTAGAAAATTATTCTAGATATTTAACTTTAATTTCATCAACACTTAAACCTTCATCTAAATCACTTTGAATAGATTTCGTTAATTCATCAGAAGTCCAATCTTGTTTCATATCACTACAAATTAAATCCTCCCACCAAGTATCATCACCATCAACTAACCAATCTTGACATACAAATGCTTCATATTCATCATCACTCCACGAGGCATAGATTCGCATAACCATTTTATATATTATGTAATATAATTTAAATTTAATTTATTTTTTTTGTTTTTTTTCTGAACCAAGTATTTCTTCTATCAATCCCACGGGTGTTTTTCTAATTTTTTGTATCTTATAAATAACTGCACTTGTTTTATCTACATTTGCGTATTCTCCATCACTATCGTGTATACTAGTTGTAATATCTGCTATCATCGTTGGTTTAGTAACAGTAAATTGTATA